AGCGACCGCAGCGGTCCGCGACGAATACTCGTACTCATTTGAGGCGAATGTCGTCAGTATGGACCTTGCGGGGGGAACCACGTACACGCACGAAGTCTGGGACTACACGCGTGACTCCGTAACCCTCCAGCAGACTCTGTTCGGCATACCCGTGTGCCGAGCGGAGTACACCATCCACCGGAAACGCCTGGGACCTGACCGGTTCCTCGTGCTCCTTGCCCCACTCCGGATCTTCCGGGGGCTCGCAGCAGTCATTGCCTGCGCCATTCCCACCACCCTTCTTGAGAGGGTCCGCCCAGCTAGTCGCGGATTCAACATCCTGGAGGTCCGCGGGTCAAATGGCCAGCACATGATGCACATTTCCACGGAGGGTGCAAAGAAAGAGGCAGTCGTCCCCCGAGGCACGTACGACGTGCTCATGACGAAGCATAAGCTCGAGGGTCCCCTCAGCTTTTCTGCAGTCCGGAAACACCTCACCGGAGACGAGACGTCGCGCGACGACGAGTCGGTCATCTTGGCCGACTTTCTACGCGCGAACACCTCGTACTCCCACAAGGCATTCCCCGTCTCGCAGTCGTCAGTGCACGTGTACGACTTCGATATTCGAGGAGACACGGTGACCGTCCCTATGGTCCCGTTTATGGCCCCGTTCGTGGACGGGTGCTATGTCCCCGCGAAAACCCAGGCCAATGAGAGGCACGCAATCGACACTCGCCTCCTCGAGTTCACCTCTCGGCCTGTTAAGCCCATCAAACCCATACACCTGCGGCTCGTGCGCGAGTTCGTCCAATGTGTAATGGAGGATGTTGGCAGCCGCATCGCACCTCTAGGCTTGCCGGAGGTGCTAACGCGGCAATCACGGCCGTCGCAGCGCCAGATCCTGTTCCAGTCGGAACTGGACCACTACGACCCCGTGATTAAGACCTTCCTGAAGAACGAAGCTGGTGCCGAGAAACTCACGGACCCGCGTATTATCTCCACCCTACCGGGCGCTGATAAACGCGAGTTCGCACGTTACTCGTACGCCGCGTCGGACGCGATCAAAGCCTGCAAATGGTACGCGTTCGGCAAGACCCCCAAAGAACTCGCTGACGCCGTGGTCGACCTCCTTATCGGAGCCGAAGACGCGGACGAAGGCGACTTCAGCAGGTACGACGCCACAATCGCCGTTCTCTGCCGGATCCTCGAACAGGAGCTGGCGGCGGCGATGTTCCACGCGGAGTATCTCGAGGGGTTCTACGGACTTCACGAAAAACAGTTTGAGGCCCGCATGCGGTCGACGTTCGGCGTCACCGCGGACCTAGCGGGCACGAGACCATCCGGCTGCGTCTGGACGTCCTTTTTCAACACTCTCTTCAACGCTTTCGTCGCGTTCGCGACGATCCGACGGACCACCTATGAAGGAGAGTACATCGGACGCTACAGGCCGCGGGAGGCCTACAATCGCCTCGGGCTCTACGCCGGGGACGACAGCCTCACCGCCAACATAGACAGTAAACTCTACGTCAATGTTGCAACCGAGATGGGCCTCCGGCTCAAGTCCAAGCCCAGGAAGCGGGGAGACAAAGTCTCCTTTCTCGCCCGGGTCTACGGGCCGGACGTCTGGGAGGGAGACCCAACGAGCATGTGCAGCTTGCGGCGCCAACTTAGCAAGTTCCATGCCACGGCACGACTCACGGCCGACGTCACCCCCCAACTCAAACTGGTCGAAAAGGCGCGATCGTTTCATGATAGCGACAGGAACACACCCATCATCGGGCCGTTCGTTACCCGAGCGATGGAGCTGGCAGATCCCAAGCTCCTGG